TAACACTAAGGCAAGTATTGTGGATGAGGTATTCAAGTACCTAAAGGACAACTATAAATACCTAAGATTGTACATGGATACAGAAACCTCTATGATATTCATGAATTGGGATGATGGGAAAAGGTACTGTGAACAAAAGGGCATAGAGGTAAAGTTACCTGATGTTGTAACGACAGACCTTTGGGATGAAGTAGAGGAAGTATTAAGGCTAAAGTCAGAAGTAACCAAGGCACAAGAGAAATTAAATAATTATATAAACAGTTTATAACAATGGCAAGATTTAAAGTAACACCGATTTACATTAAGACTGGAGCAACTGCACCGTCTTCAATACATGACTTTGACGAGAGCAAGGACATACAAGACCAAGCAGATAATTCATGTCATTTGGTAAGTAGATTCCCAAGTGCTTGGGTAACCTCTACAACTAAGTTAAATCCATGTAAGGTGGATATGCAAAGAGGATATAGTAATGACTAGATTCAAGGATATTGACATAGCCAAAAGGCTAATGAGAACGGAGCAGTCTGCAAACAAGAGAGGTATTGAGTTTGACCTCTCATTTGCTAGACTCAAGAAAGTATTGAATGCAAAGACATGCTTTTTCACGGGAAATCAATTGACATACGATGACCCTGAGGATGACAACTACCTTACATTGGACAGAATAGATGCCTCTAGGGGTTATGTGGATGACAATGTGGTGGCATGTGGTAGGGCATTCAATCTTAGGAAAGGAGACCTTACGGTTGAAGATATGAAGATATTACTTAAAGCATTCAGAAAGAAAAAATTAATTTAAATTATATAATATGGCACGTAGAAAAAACACAAAGACCGAGAAACATGAATTAGCTAATGCAAAGAAAATGCATAAGAAAGAGCAGAGACTTAATCCTGCATGGTTCGAGGCACAGAGAGTTGATTTAGCCTCTGAGATTTTCCAAGCAGTTGTTAAGCAACCACCAAGATGGGGAGCATTCACTTTCAAGTTCAAACAACAAGGTCAGCCGATGACCATAATCAAAGTGTAATGGACGAGAAGGAGTACAATAAGAGAGCAGAGGAGATACTAAAGGTAGTTCCACCTCAGTATAGAGAAGGATGTAAGAAGTATGCATGGATGGAAGGACACGCAAACGGTTACAGTGAAGTATTCATAGTTCTACAAGATGTAGTAGACACAATTTTTAGTTAAGATGAGAAAAGTGATTTTAATATTAGCATTGATGTTGGGAGTAACATTATTTGCACAGAACAGTAAAGGAGAGAGTAATAACATTAGCTTATTCACAGCCCCTGGGACTTACATAGATTTGGGAGATTGGATTCAACCAAACTATTCGGGTGATGGATTTAACTTTGGTGTACAGTACGAGTATCAAAATAGGACTATATATGTCAGTCCTCAGATATTTGTCTTTCCTGACCTAAATGGTTACGATTATATCCATGTCATAGGTAGGTTCGGGTTTAATAAGGAATGGGGGTTCTATAACAAGTTCAGAGTGTTCGCAGGAGGTCGGGCAGGACGTATATACAGAGAGACCGCAGGCTTTAACTATGCACTACTTGGTGCAGAGATAGGGTGTCAGTACACGTTCAATGGGGGATTGTTCTTTCAGATTACGGGAAGCACCAACTCAAAGACAGATAGCAAGCTTTGGGGTAGTGATGACAGCCATACGGTAAACAGCGTGGACATTGGAGTAGGAATCAGATTTTAAATTAGGTAATATGTACGATGAATTAAAGATGCCAGTAGGTAGACCAATGGAGTTTAGCCTACCTCAACAAGACCTCAAAGGTTATATAGTAAGTGCAAAGTTCAGAAGAAAAGTAATGGCGTTCTTCGAGTTTTGGGATAAGGTGGTAATCACAAAATCACATGGAGATAATTTCTATGTGGCGAACATGGAGAATTTCTTTGGGGAGATTTTGGATAAGTTCGAGGAGGTTCCCTCAACTAGACACAAGGAATTACTTAATTCAAAAGAACCTTTTAGGATGTTAAGTGAATTAACTAATTTAAGATTACCTACGGTGTTCCCAAAGAAAGAGGACAATGATGATTTCATAGAGATATTTTTATCTCATAAATTTTAGAGATATATGTTAAAAATAGTATTATACCCAAAGATAAAATATAAATTAAAGATAACTTTTTGGAGTACATTCTTCTACATATTACCAAGTTATAAATTTATTAAAAAGACATATAGTAATTCAAAATATTGCTTTATGTGGTTAACTATTGGAATTGTAATTGAAGAACCTAACAACTAAAACAATAGAACATGGAAATAAATGTAGATAAATTAACTAGGTTAGAAATAATCAACCATGCAGGAACATCAGAACATCTACATTTTGGTAGAGTATTCTCAGCACATGAAATGCTCAATGACTTTAAGAAGCTTACTTTCTCTGTACAAGATGGAGGAAAGACTTTAAAGATATTTTTGGATGGTGAAGCTGAGGAATGTGAACACGAATGGATAAGCCTCAAGAATGAGGTTATAGAAGATGGAGAGATGTGCAAGAAATGTTATAAACTAAAGAAATGACAGTAGAAAGCATAATTAATAATGACCCAACATTAAAAAAGTTTATAGAATCACCAATAGACTATAAACATTTTGATTGGCACATTAAATTGAAAAGTATTGCTATAAGGATAGCAATCAAAAAGTATTTAGATTACAATTATTAAAACACTAGGTAATGTTGAAATTAGGATTAAATTCAGATGGGGTTAAAGCTTTAAATGACCCATTTAAAATGAAGCATATAACAAGCGTAAGGTTGGTATATAGAAAAGTTATGTTTGAAACATATTTCTCTTGGAAGGCTACTATTGATTTCAGGAATGGGAATACTGAGGGAAGTCAGAACTTTGAAGTAACTGATATTGAATCGGCTGATGCTTTTAAGGAGATAACACAGAAAGTACAGAATTTTATAAACTCGTTATAATGGAAATACCTAAAGTGACACCGTTAGAGGATTTAAGGAAGTCCGATTTAAGACATTACGAGGAAGCAACCAAGTTAATTTATTGTTGGCATAGTGCTGTTCCAAGGGCGATAAACTTTTATTATGATTATAAACAAATGTCGCTCTGGCAAAAGATTAAACTAGCCTTTAACAATAAAAGGTATTAAATATTAGTTAATGGATTTGCTTATTATATTTTTAATAACTATATTTGTCGTTACTTTTAAATTTAAGTACGTTTTCAATGATAGTTATTACGAACATAAAGGCAGCCGATATTGATGGGAGAAACACCCAATGGGAGGTCTATGCTTCGAAATAACTGAGTTTTATCTAAGTTAATTTTGAAGAATCCTCCTAAGTTTAGGGGGATTTTTTTGTTTATTAACTAAATAAATTGTAAATTTGCATTATGGTAGGATATAGTCACACAACAATAGAGTATCTAACAAGGCAAGAAGTGTTGGATAAGTATGGTTATATGCTTACGGATAAACAGAGAGATATAATTAGGGGGATTAGCTCAGATGGCTAGAGCATCTGCCTTGCACGTAGAAGGTCGTGGGTTCGAGTCCCACATCCTCCACTTAAATTAGATAAGATGGATTTGACAACAGAAGAAAAAAGGACAATAGCAAGAAACTATCTGAGAAAAGTAGGTATAAATGAATCACACCGAATCTTTGAAACCTATGTAACGGTATTCGTATCGGGAATGGTAGAAGCTGAGAGTATAATTAACACAGAGAGATTGAACGAAATAAATTTAAAATTAGCCCAAATGAACGGGGATTTATAATGAAAGAGGATTTAAGAGAATTTATAGAAGCAAGAGGTATAAAGTATCAACGAAGACCCAATTTTTGGGAAACAATAAAAGAAATGATTGTACACGTAGCAAATAAGAAGAAACAGTAGTTACCCCTATCAAGTATAGGGGCAGAATCCCCTATAGCTCAGATGGCAGGTAGCTACACGCTTTTAACGTGGAGGTCGGAGGTTCGAGTCCTCCTAGGGGAACTAAATTAGATAATATAAATATGAAGATTTTTAAAGCTATAATTGAATTTTTTAAAAACCTATTCAAGAAAAAAGAAAAGGTAGTTCCCGTTCCAGTGAACAATTTCGATGAGTGGAATGCTATGGAGAAAAATATAGCAACATTCATGAACATAATCAGGGAGGAGAGTAAACCTCTATCGCTGATTAAAAGAATAGGAGGAGTATTTTATTCCCCTTTGAATGTGATACCTGACTTAATTCCGAATAAGCTACTTTGGGAAGAGGCAAGAAAGAGATGTGTTGCTCAATTCGGTAGGGAGAAGATTTCACATGATGGCGTAGGAGTGGCTTTCAAGGTAATTTTAGATGCAGGGTATTTAGCCCCTGGCGAAATATTGGCTTACGGGTATTCAACCGCAGAATCAGTTTTAGAGGCTTGGTATAATAGCTTGAGCCATAAGAAAGTTATGTTAAGGTCTTCATATAAGTATTATGGAGTTGCGTATGTAGAGAATAACGGTAAAAAATATTATTGTGTCCTTTTTTGTAAATAAAGAAAAACCATTTATAATCCCACCTAAATTTTTTAGGGATACCTACTACCAAAGATTGTTCGAGGAGAACAAAGAGGAGTGGAACAGAGAGGTAATGGAATGTAAAGAAAGATATAGCAAGCAAAATAAATAGGCAAGTAGCTCAGTTGGTCAGTAGCACCTCGCTGATACCGAGGAGGTCGGTGGTTCGAGTCCACCTTTGTCTACCATAAGTGCAGTGCGGTTAAAGGAGAGCATCGACCTGCCCTTAAGTGGGAGAAAACTTTAGATGTAAAGCTAGGAGGGCACGTCCTAGCAAATGCGATATTAGTGTTCAATGGTTAAGCACGTGACCCTTCCAAGGTTGAAGTATCAGTTCGAATCTGATATGTCGCTCTTATGGAATCAAAAATATGTTACAGAGGATATTGCTCATCATTTTATTATTTTTTCAGTTAGGGCACTCTCAGGTGACCCTCAGGAAGAACGTAAATCCTGATGCAAAGGAATTGAAACAAGATTTGAATAAGACAAAGGATACATTGATATTGTCAAGTGAGTTCAAGATTTCAAAGGTAGAGATATTAAACGGGGAATTTAGGCAGTACACATATCCCAATAGTGGATTAGCTAATGTACATATAGGAAGATTACCTGAGGGAAGGAACAATGTCTATGTGTACGTAAATAAAAAGATAATAGCTTTAAATATTATAATAGATAATATAGTTAGACCAACAGAGGTAAAAAAGGACTCTGTTAAGAAAACGCAGGTAAATTTGATTAAAAATGACCCTCGTATTAAGGCTTATTGGGTGGTATATGAAGTGAATGATAACTTTGGAAGCCATGGTAGTTCTTTTATAGCTGATAGAAAAAGGGTGGATTATCTAATCCGAAAAAATATGGCAGACCTTAATACCTGCACAGGATACAGGAACACCCTTACTGTAATTGGTATAAATGATTTGGATAGATTTAGGTATCTAAAATCATTTGGTAGAATAGAAGGAATACCGATATATAAAACAAAACGTTAAATATTTGTTAACGATTTGTGTAGTAAATAAAAAAGTTATATATTTGCATCAACAAATTAAGATATGGAAAAATTATTGTTAATTATACTGGTAATATGTGCATCCCCATTTTTTGCGGTGCATTGGTTACTTAGAAAGTTTGAAGAAACATTTTTTGAATAAAAAAATAGAAGTTCATTGAAATATTAGAATACGGTTAGCTTGATAACCGACTGGTCTTTGACCGATAAGGATATAATTCTCGCAAGGGAATTGAAAGGGTGCAGTCTCACACTGCCTCGCTCTATGAGTCCATTTAAGCAAGCAACGCTTTACTGCCAGTAATTTCTCCTGGTAGCTATCTTGTCCAACCAAGGTAGATAAGAGGTAAGCCGATTGCAGTTAGTTTCCTTGTTGAGAGCAGGGATATAGAGTCTGGGGCAACGCTGAGGACGAAAGATGGTAGAGGTACCAATCACTAACAGCACACCAAAATTGGAAGAATCTGAATTAAGTAAGTTGTAGAATATGAGTTCGAACCCCACTAAGGTAAGGGCAAGTATTCAGTACAAGAGATGACGAGGGCAAAAAATCCTCAGGTAGTCTTGAAGTACCGCACAGTAGGGCTAGTAACCCGAAACGCAAGAGGCGTGTCGTATTCTGTAGACCAAAAGTTTATGGAGCGACTGTTAGGGCACGTCTCTGTGAGTTTAACCACTTTAAGTGGGAGTAGCTCAGTTGGTTAGAGCATCAGATAGTAACTCTGAAGGTCGCAGGTTCAAATCCTGTCTTCTACATCATAAACTAGATGTAAAAAACGCAAAGACCCTAACAGGTTTGAGATTAAAATTACCTAATCCCATTGTCTTCGGATAATATGGGGTCACAGAGGCTCGCAAGGCGGATGTGATTTGATTGGAAACTGCACTTTATCAAGCGTTAAGAGCGTAGACACAACTCGCAAGGTTGGGGGAATGTTGATAGTCGAGTAGTTTCAAACCGATGAGAGAAATGCTACTCTCTAAAAAAAGCGGTAATGTCGGCAGACTAGACTGTACCTTCGGGTAGGTTTGGTGGATAAGAAATTAATCTTTGGGATAAGCACCCATTGAGTACGGTTTCAAAGGTGTCGTCAACGGAGGGTGTAGTCTCAGCCCGATGAAAAAAATATATTGCAATGTAGAGCAGTTGGTCAGCTCGCTTGGCTCATAACCAAGAGGTCGGGAGTTCGAATCTCCCCATTGCTACTAAGTCTCCTGCCGAGCATCCTAGGCAATGTGAGGAATTACAGGGGCTTATCTACTATAGAGAGTAACGGGAAAACCAGTAAGTACCAGCAGAAGCAGTCATTCTAGACATAACTGTGAAGGGTTCAAATCTTACCTCTCTACTTGGTCTCATGTGTCCGATTGGCATGCGGAATTTAGCCTGTCACGCTTCAAAAACGAGAGTTCGAATCTCTCTGGGACCGCAATAAACGGACTGTCCCAAGTTTGACGAAACAAGGGGTTTAACAGATAGTACATACGAGAGATGAGTATAAAGCAACTTGCTTCCGTTGACGTTCTTTGATAAAAATATGGGCTCGCCAGGCTTTGACAAGTTAGGCGGATTTATAATGTTCAGCACAGAGAGATAACTGTTTAAAACTAAGGTGAAATTTGATAACTGGAAACAGACAAATTGAAGCAAACATGAGAGTTGTTCACTCAATCTTGAACGGTAGTGATGCTATCGTTGGAGACAACGCACAAGTTGAGTTAGCTTACGCTGCTTAACAACCATTGGTGAAAAAGGGATTGCAATAACCACAGTAATTTCCTATCCTCAGAATCCCTGAAAGACCCGAAGCTCAAAAGAGTAGTGAAGCTGTAGGGATAGGAAGACAATTACCTTCTTGTTGGTATAGGTCAAAACAAGTGGTGGAGCGGTGGAATTTGATTCGACCCCGATTCCCTAACATGTGGAATTCAAATACATGTAAGCTGTATAAAACGTTATAATGATGATAGTTTGGACGAGGGTTCGATTCCCTCCGAGTCCACAAAGGGATGTAGCACCTTTCGCTAAATTGGGGTTAGGGGATGTGAAAAGCAAATGAACCTATTAATAGCTTATTCCTAGGCAAGACTAAACCGATTCGTAAGACATGAGGCTTGCCAGATTGCCTGAATAGCTCAGTTGGTAGAGCAGCTGATTTGTAATCAGCAGGTCGTCAGTTCGAGTCTGACTTTAGGCTCACGTGTCCCTACCAAGGACTAATACAATCCTGTATGATGAGAAATAGTTTGGTAACTATATGGATTGCTACCACTCAGCACGTGTTGTGGTATTAGCAGAGTAGAAGAGGACTAAGCCCCTATTGAGGGTTATATGGTGTTAAGACCTTTATCTGTTAGCCCTAACCCAAACGGGGACAGCTTCTGTTGGGCGAAAATTTACTCCGATAACTCAGCTGGTTAGAGTGCCACTCTTACATAGTGGAAGTCCTTGGTTCGAATCCAAGTTGGAGTACTAATAATTTAATAATGAGTAATTGTAAACATTGTAGTAAAGTTTTAACTAAAAAAGCAAATAAATATTGTAATAAAGATTGTTACTTTAATGCTACGTTTCAGTTATCCATAGAAAAATTCTATAAAGGATTAATTTGTGATAATAAAACCATAAAGAAAATATTAATATTTATAAATGGGGAAAGGTGTGTTGAATGTACGCAAGGAAATGAATGGAATGGGTTACCCTTAACATTAGAAGTAGACCATATAGATGGTAATTCAGATAATAATGACCCTAACAATGTAAGGTTACTTTGCCCTAACTGCCACAGTCAGACTCCTACTTCAAGAGGTAAAAATGAAAGGAAGAATACAAAGAGGAATAAGTATTTAAGGAATTATAAATCATAATATCATGCCCTATAAAAAAATAACAACAGGTAAGAACAAAGGTAAGTACAAAGTTACTGGAGGCAAGATGAAAGGTAGAGTAATCAAAAAATCTCAAATGCAAGCCATAGAGATTAATAAACACAAAAAGTAATATGGCAACAGACCCAAAGAAAAGGAAAGAGACTCCATCGTTAAAGGAACAGATTGATGCAATTGACAGGAAACTGCCAAGGCGTATGCGTAAGCCACAACTGATACCTAACAAAAATAAGTCTAGGCTAGCCTAAATTAGTTCCGTAGTTCAGTTGGATAGAACGTCTCCCTTCTAAGGAGAATGTCAGGGGTTCGAATCCTCTCGGAACTACTATGGTCTCATAGCTCAGTTGGTTAGAGCACCTGACTCATAATCAGGGGGTCGGAGGTTCAAGCCCTTCTGGGACCACAAATTACCTAATTCAGATACATGTACAAAACAAAACTTCTAAAAAGAGATATATCCCAAATAGACAAGCTTAACAAAGAGATAGAGGAGCATGAGGCTCTTGGCTATGTAGCCGACCAAATACAGTTCATCCCCTTTGATTCCAAGGTTACGGTTGTGGCAGTAATGCAAAGGGATTTCACCCCAGGTTTAAATTAAATAATATGGCTACAGAATTTTCTAGGTTAAAGATTAGATTAAATAAGTTCACCTCAATAATGGGTGGACTTTTGTTTTTGATGCCCCTTATACTATGGATGATAGATGGGCAGATTAGGATTTCCATAAGCAACTACGCATATATGGAAAACAACGAGTGGTATATAGCCCTTATGACCATGGCAGGGGCTGTATTCATAATGGATGGGTCCATATGGAACAGACGATGGTACAATATAATACTTGGATGTTCTCTTATAGGTATAGCAACGACTCCACATCTTGATGGTCCGATAACAACAGCTTTACATTATATCTTCGCAGCGATTTTCTTCGCAGGCAGTGTCACTTCAATGATTGTATTCAGTAGTAAAGAACAGCGGTCATTAAAGATTTTTTTAGCTATGGCGGTAGCTGTAGCCATGTCCTTAAATGCCATTATTCCTAATAACGGGCTCTTCTGGGCTGAGTGGATTGGGATGATTCCAATATGCTTTCACTTTATGGGTGAAGTGTACGGAAAGTTGGATTAACTGTTTTAAAAAATTATTTTTTTGTAAATTTTATCGACGAAAGGTAAAATATTAGTATAGGTTTTTGGTCATGTGGATTAATCTCCATATATTTGCAACTACTTAAAACCTTAGAAATGAAAAGACTATTATTATTACTATTCGTACTTATCTTTATTGGGTGCCAAACGGAACCAATTGAAGTACTACAAGAAGCCCCGTTGCAAAAAGCTGACTTTAAGAAATCATTGCCAGCCAAAGCCGACTCTATCCAGATTGCAAAAAATGTATTCAAAAAGGTACATGCAAATGGTGTAGTTGAGGTAACCCACTACGATGATGTAGATGAACTACAGGAAAAAACAACCTACAATAGGGAAACAACAGACTACTATGCATCTGCATCCGTATCCCCTTCGATAACTGTAGGAACCCACAAAGAAACCGTTGTTATAACTGGAGGACCTTTCCCTGCTGAGCCAGGATGGGTTGGATTTGGTAATGGACAGCGTAAAGTAAGAAGCGAGATTGTATCTTGGACTACTGACCGAATAGAGGTTATAGTGCCTGCAGGAGCTTACTCAGGGGTAGTTAACATTTACGACATATCAGACAACACTACAATTGTGGCACAGACTACCAATTCACTTACTGTGAAATATGGTATATACGCTGCAAATATTTATGATTCTTCTACTCAGACATCTACTTGGGAGCGTATAGCTTTTGACGGACCAGATGTTGTGTGGCATCCTGAAATAGGACAATATGATTCTAGTATTCTTAGTTTAGTTCAAGAGGCTTTTGATGCTTGGACCCAAGTTAGCGGTATGAACTGGAGTATTGGAGACCCCGTAGCTATTGATGCCAATAGTTCAGCTTCCGAAGGTAACTTCGTATTTGGATTTGGACCCTCCCCAGGAGCAGCACATAATTCTATGGCTTATACTCCTTGTGGTGATGGAACTTTTTATATATCTGGTGGTAGGGTAGTATTCGATGAGAAAAGAGATTGGGTAGCTGCTTTACATGAATTTGGTCACGCTATAGGGCTTCCCCATAGCAATAATTCAGGAAGTTGTATGGTCCCAACTGGGGGAAGAAGTATATCAACTTGGGATGCTGAAGGTGCTTCAGATAAAGTAGATTGGTCTGTAGCCAATACACCTTCTTGTGCAACTCCATTTGAAACAGGTACTTATGTACCAACTTACACATATTACAGAGATGCCGATGGTGACGGGTATGGTAACCCAAACAATATTACATCTACTACAGATACAACAGCACCATCTGGATATGTATCAGATAATACAGACTGCGATGACAATGATGCTTCTGTAAACCCAGGGATGACTGAAATCCCAGGAAATGGTAAAGACGATGACTGTAACCCTAGAACAAAAGATAGGGTTAAAGGCGGAGGCTCTGGAGGGGGCGGAGGCGGAAACGGTAACGGTCATGGTCCAAAGAAAAATAATTAAATTAACTAATCTAAAAAAATAAATTATGAAAAAATTATTATTATTTTTATCAATCTTATTGGTGTTTGGATGTTCAACAGATGAAGCTGTACAATCTCCAGCAGAAGCAGAGCTTCAGACTGCAAGTATGAGACTTTTACAACCAAGATTACCAAAAAGGACCAACATTATCCTTAGACCTACAGCTGTGAACAACAATCCAGTCGGTAGATACATGGAAACCCCAATACCTTATGATGGTATATTGGAGGTAATTCCAAGCGATGGGCTTGTGGACTGGGATAATGACGGTGATTTGGATTTGATTACACAAGAGTACGGATGTGAGACAGCGTTCAGACAATACGTATTCTATGTATCAATAGACCAAGACCCTAACCAAAAAGTGGCAATCTGCTACACAGCTTCAAGAGCTACTATCTTAGGCTTTGAGGACGTAAACGGTGACGGGTACCAAGATGTCCTTCTATATGGAGGTAAAACAAGAGCTTACAACGCTGAGCTTGACATTTATGGGAACTACACTATTGAGAACAACAGTTATGTATTTGAACCTGTAAGCTATTTTAACGTAGGTATCAACACTGAGGGGCAATACCCACTCTCTACAACAGAGATATTAGCTAGTATGGAAGTATCTGAGGTAGAAAACGGACAACCTAACAACTTGGTCTGGGACCTAAGTGCTTATGGATATCATGCTTACACATTCTATGTTGATTTCTGGGAAGGTCAGAATATTGGAGACGGACAGTACTATGGTCAGACTTGGACCTATGGATTCTGGGGATTCTATTTCAATGACAGACTTGCAAGGAATCAGGAATATACTATAAGTTTTAGATACATGGACAATTGTGACAGACTAAATGTAACCTTTATAAACAACTAAAACGATGAAGAAAATTCTATTAACACTTTTATTATCATTTGGTTTTTTGGCATGCACCAATGAGGCTGTGACCAATGATATCACCACAGAGGACCTTAAATCCCCTACAACAGCAGCCAAACAAGGATTAACTGACGGAACAAAAGGAGTGGATTGTGATGCATTCGTATTACCCCCTTCTGACCAATTTTACACTTACTACAACAATGCAGGAACAGTAAGTTTATTGGAGTTTAGATTAAACGAACTAAACAACAATGTGTATTTTAGGTTCTATCCAAAAAATGGAAAGTTCCAAGAAGTTCTTACTGCTTCTAGGTTAACAGGTAATATTTTATATGCTGTTCGTGATGCAGATGGAAACCTACTTGAACCATATAATTCAGGAGAAGATATCTTCAGAATTAGAATAGTTGGTATCAATGGAACTAATTATGACCAAACAGTTTGCTTTAACCCTACAAGTTATGTAAGTGCAATTTATTTAAAAGGTAAACAAGCATTGCCTGAGGGCGATTTTGAAGTGGAATTTATAGACTATACACAATTTGGTGTAGCTAAAAAATATTTTAGTAACCCTTATACCTTTTAAATTATGAAAAAGATAATATACGTTTTTTTAGCGAGCTTTGTCATATCAATGATATATTATGCTTGTACAGTAGAGCCAGTTCAGGCAACCGTTACAACTGCAAACCTGCAATCAAAGGGTGGTCCTAACAAACCACAATACATTACATTGGAAGAAGCTCAGGTCTTAATAGATGAGGCAGTGAAAGCTGCGGTTGACCAAGTATATATCCATGATTTTGGCAGTGAGACGGGAAATATGGAATTTAGAAATATATTTTATGGAAGAAGACAAACTGCACCAAGTCAAGAAGGTATTTATTTTCTAGAAGAATTAAATGATAGAGATTGGGAGATTGATATTGCTGGTGCTGGTGGATTTACTAGTATATGGTTAGATGGAAATGGCGGTGATAGTGATAACAATATAACATTATCTACCGATGGTAGAGGTAATTTTAGCAAATATTGGCAAACCCAAAACTGGATTATGTTTACACAATATAAAGGTATCTATAATTTCCAATACCTAAAAACATTTAACACTAATGACGAGGCAAAAGCTTATTTTAGTAGTGCTGGATTTAGCAGAGTTGGCAGTATTTATAAGACACCAGACGGTACTTTAAAAGTCACTTATTAAATTTTTGTTAATAAATTTGCATATCTCGCAAAATAATACTACTTTTGCTTTTTAAACTTATATTACCATGAAAGAAGATAATAAAGTAAATAACGTAGAATTCCCTAAACCACCTGAAAATACTTTAGGTCAAGGGGACGATAATCAAGTAGAATAACATGAGACTATCAACAAAACCTATGAAAACTCCTCCAGAATTAGAGGATGATGATGAAGATGATAATAACGTTATCGAGTAATCATGAAAACAAGAATTAAAGCAAAGAAAACAACACCTAAGGTACCTAAGTACAAAAAAGGTGGTAAATGTAAAAAATAAAATGACAACATTAATAAATACATATTGGTCTTATAGTAATTGTTCGTTTAGTAACGAATCAGGACAGGTATGTAGAAAAATTAATGATACAAATGATGGATAACCATTAAATTAGATAATTTGAACTATAGCCCTGTCAGAAATGATGGGGCTTTTTTTATGTCTAAAAGGGAGTGAGTTCACTATTGGTTTGTGGAGGCGGTCTGTAAAACCGTAGCCCCGACATGGGTGTTGGTTCGATTCCAACGACTCCCACGGAGGTTAAGATAGGTCAGCGTTAACCCTAGGATAGTTGCGTTGATGGCTCGTTAAAAACGAAAGACTATCGGTGAGCCGACATTCAAACAAACGCTCATGAGACCGCTCATGAGACCGTACATGATGAAAGGAAGGAGTCTGGCTGGACGAAGAGCCTGTCTTGAAAACAGGTAGCATGTAACAGTGTTGGGGGTTCGAGTCCCTCTCCTTCCGCAATAAGTAAGTGTTCAATGGCTGATAACCATAGCAGGGCTGAAAACCCAAGGCTTACTTAAATAGAAAGGTGCCAGAGTGGTTTATTGGGCAGCCCTGCTAAGGCTGTGGGGTTAATAGCCCCCGTGGGTTCGAATCCCACCCTTTCTGCACGGTAGGCTAGTAAGTGTTCAGCACGCTAGGCTAGTAAACGGACAAGATATCGGACAAGATATCGGACAAGATATCGCATATTGCGATTTGGAATATTCCTCAGTAGCTCAGCGGTAGAGCAATCGGCTGTTAACCGATAGGTCGTAGGTTCAAATCCTACCTGGGGAGCAAGAAAAATAGGTGCAAACCGAGAAAAATAGGCGGAAAATAGATATTTACGAGAAAAATAGGCGTAAATACACATCACTGGTCTGGTGTAATTGGCTAACATGGCGGTCTCCAAAACCGTTGCTACGGGTTCGAGTCCCGTGACGAGTGCTATATGTTAATGCATATAAAAGTATACATTAACCTAGTTTTTATACGTTAATGCATATAATTACTTGCATTAAATATCATACCTTAACGGGTATAAATTGACATAATGAATGAGATATCATACCTGAAAGGGTATATTAGCTAATTTAAGTAAGGGTGGGTCCAGATATCTGGGAGGTATTTTATACGGGAAATTTAATAAGGAGATGTAGCTCAGGAGTAGAGCAGTGGGTTGAAGCCCCATGGTCGGGGGTGCGACTCCCTCCATCTCCTCTTTTATAATAGTATATATTTATATTTTGTACCTAAATTTAAGACTATAGGCTTATAAATGCTACCATGACCGAGTGGCTAGGTGGGGGTCTGCAAAACCCCTTACGTTGGTTCGAATCCAACTGGTAGCTCAATTAGTTAAGTCTCTTTACTGTTGTATCTATAAGTTTTAGGTCTCCCATATCGTCAACCTCGTTGATTAGGTTCTGTAGGACTCTGTCAGAAGCTAGTTGTACACGCACCTCAATGGTCTCAAGTTTTACCTTTAGGTTGTCTATTTCTTGGTCAATTACATCATTATGTGCTTTTACTTCCTCAATTCTTTGTAGTAGTGCTTCTGGAAGCTCCATAAGGTCAATAACAGGGAGTTTTACATATCTTTCCTTCTCCCAACCCATTCTGTCACCAGATAGCCAATTCTCACCCTCTTTTGCAGATAAGGCTTTAGCCCTTATAGCTTCTAATATTTGTTCCTGGGACTTTAATTTTAGTGTTCCCTGCATAATAGCTTGGAACAGATAAGTTGACCTGTTTGGGTATTCCCACTTGGTCTTTTTCAGAGCCTCAATTTTCTCTTTGGTCTTTTGCTGTATCCTTTCAATAAGGAACTTTCTCTGTGTTTGATTCATTATCTAGTTTTTACTTGTTAATTTTTCCCATTCTTCGTCATCCAATATCTGACGTTTTATAATTATGTTCTTTTTAAGGAATTCATCTTCCTCCCAATTCATTAACCCCAATTGGGTAATAGCATCGTTCTTTACTTTATCTTCAGGTACTTTCCATTCCATGAACTGCTCCATAAGAAGCTTATCGCCTTTATTACCTTTAAAGAACATCTGGTGTCTAACCTTTGTAGTTGGTTTACTCATTTCCCCTATGATTTTCATCTTCTGTGCCAGTACCCAAGTTCCTCCCTGGGATTCTGGTCTATCATAAAGCTCGTAATCCTCTACCTCAACCTCTACCCATACCCTTTGTACATCGTTCTTTGGGTTTTCTGCTAGGTGTGGTGCCACTGGTTCAAGTGTACAGTGCCATCCCTGCCTTCCTGCGAATCCCTTTGTAGGGTGATATTCAGATTCTAACCACTCTCCTACAGGTATTCTTGATTTTTTGTTTATGAATAGAGGCGAATAACTGCCATCCTTCATTTTTCTAATTAATTTGTATGCTTTCATATTAGCTAATTTGCTTTAAGAATTCACTTCTACCCCATACATCTTTTTTGAAATATCTGATGACATAACAATATGTCTTGATTATAAAAGCAAACGGTACTTCATCATCAATCCAGAAGGGTTGGTGATGCCATATGATACCAGACCATACCTCTTCGTTGTTTACGTCAAGAAGCTCTCCGCAATGAGCTCTTCCCCAATACATACCAAGTAAATGGTAAGTCTTGTTGTTTATCCTTATTATTCTAAAATTTTCTCTATCCATAAGGCAAATATATGAATAAAAAAAGAGCCCTGCAAATCAGGACTCTTAAAGTTTTGTTAATTCCGCCAGGACCTCGTATCTCTCGTATTCCTCCAGCTGTTCTACCATGACCTCAGGTAAGGTCCTTGTGGAAAACCCATCCTTCAGCCTCTTAAATATAAACCAAGCTTCTGTATATTTTTTGATTCTAAAGTTCTCTACTTCATCGGATGGTATTCTTCTTATGTAGTTTGTCAGGAAAATCAAGGTCTCCATCTCCTTGTCGGTAAACAAATCGTAGGAGATATCCTTGAGAAGTCTGTCTATGTTCTTGGCATTGCTTTTATATTTATTGGTTTTTACCGATTTTGATTGTTGTGAATTTTCCATCTATAAAATGTAGGTGTTGGGCTTTGCCATTTGGGTAAATGACAACATTACTTTGCATCCACGCACTCATACCTTCATTATAATCTAATTTAAGGTGCGTAAGTGTACCTGCGGATAAATGTCCATCTATTCTTGTTGGGACATGTGTGTGCCCCGTTACTGTTTTTACATTTAGGTTCTTGAACTGTGTAGCCCCACCGATGCTTCCATGAGCCCCTCTGTGACCATGTACCCCAAGTTCCCAACCAAGTACGTTGTAAGAGTCGTCTATTCCAAGAGTCCTTACCTCTCCCTTGAATTCCTTGTCTATTATATAAGGTATAATCCCTTTAGGAGCCTCACCATGAGCCAATATGCTTGCGTATTTTAAATAAAGTAATTTATCTGGTAGTTTTCTCCAATCCTCCATCAGGAACCTATCGAAGAATATATCATGGTTACCCCTTACTATTACCAGATTATGGTGTTTGTACTTTCTGCACCAATCAAGCATAGAGTCTATTTCATCCTGTAATGTTACACCACTCTCCTCTTGTTTAAGTACAGCAAAGGGGTCCTTTTTCCTTGAATGGGGATTTACTCTCTTCCCATCATACAAATCATGTACCATAGTGTGGTTTGGCTGTAGGATGTCCATAAGCTGTGCTGTTGCCTCCATAGCCTCTGGGTCAGTGTCCATGTCATGGATATCACCAAGCACTATAGCTTCAATACCTTTCTTGTTTATCCTTACCTTACCGTTCTTGACGAAATATATCAAATCATAGAACGAGCCATCATCTGTAGCTGTGACCTGCCTTACATGGAATGCATCTCCATCAAGCTCCACTACAACAAATCCCAATTGGTGGTGGAATTCTCCCTTCTTACCTGCCTTTGTGTCGGTATAATTTTCAACAGTACATGCCCCAGTGGTAAGCAACAGCTTACTTGGATAAGCATCTAAAACTGGAAGAGAGCTCAAATGAACCCTCGGATGCCCAATTATACAACTTTCCATGCCCGTGATTCCATTGAAACCACTTAATGGTGTAGCTGCTGTAGGCTGTACCTTTACATCAGATAAAATCTGTAACAAAGGATGTATGTTATGTCTGTTAGCATCCAAATAAGGTAATATACGTTCATCCCATTGGAATTTTTTGAACATAGCCTCCTTAAGTTGTATGTTATTGCTGGAATCTAAAGATGTAGGGTTTTTGTACCTACCTGCTATGACATGCACACCAGCTTTTCTTTCCTTGGCATATGCTAACATGTTATTAACAAATTTTTCATGTATTGAGGTCTTGTTTTGTCCCCAAGTTATGAAAAATACTTTCTTTCTCTTATCGAACTGCTTTTTAGCAGCTGTCTGGAACTCCTTGGAGTCCTCTATACGTTTTAGGTTATTTGTGTAACCTCTTTTACGCATTATAGCTCTGAATCTCCTTCCCATGGTCTCATTGTATTTAAGACCAAACTCCTTGCACATCAGCTCTGTAGCAGGTGTAACTTTCATAGGGCTAATGTCCCTAGTAACCAATTCAGCTACAAACTTAATCTGTTCTTCAGTATATTTCTTTTTCGACATTTCGTTAATTTTATGGCAAATGTAGGTAATATCTTTAACATATTCAAATATGTTAATTCTTAGATAATTCCTTAACTGCCTGTTGAGGTGTTAAATTATTTGTAATACAATACACTTCAAAAGGACCAAAACTGGACTTTTGACTTATATCGAATAACGTATTTGGGGAAAATACATGGAACACTCCAGTATCTGCGTAGATACGTCCACTGTACCCTGATTTTGACCCCATTCTAAGCACTTTTATATTTCCGCTTCGCTCTGTGTCCACATATGTAAACATACCCGTGGATTCCAACATAGCTAATGTCTTCGAACCACTGCCTTCATCATTAAATCTCCTTATACATCCAAAATCTTCAGGTTCACCAGTATACACTGGCTTTGCTTGGTATAGGTAATCCAAAGAGTACGCCACATTGTTGAGCATCTCTACTTCATCCAACGTGAATTCCTTGATTTCCTTTCCATATAACCTAGTGTAATCGGGATGTGCTATAACAGCATAGCTTCCCTTGCTCCTTGTCTCTATAACTACCTCATAAGGATTGCGTAGAATCAATTCTGAGGCTTCCTGAGGGGTTTTACCCATTGATGTAAGCTCATTGTAGCGTGACATAAGTTCTGGTATTGTAGAGGCTCTACGGGTCAAATGGGTGGACTTATATTCGTAGTCTGTCCTTACCCAAATATGCTTACCACCGTTCTTGGTCTCATTGACCAAAAACTTCCCCTTTATATGGTTTGGTAGCTTCTCCGTGAATTCCTTCCAGTAGTCCTGTGTAGGAAGCTGGTATTTCAAATCAAAGTCCATACAGTACAATCTGGATATTTTACCAGTGATTGCAGCTACTCCACCACATGACCTGAAATATTTATCTATCTCAAAGTCAGCCATGAGCCTATCTTGGTAGATTGACCATTTTATAGAGGGTAGTTTGGACCCATCTGTTCTTAACGGAACTACAGATATGCCTATATCCTTTAATTTTTTAGCTGTTTTTCTGTAGTCTATTTCCATTACCTGTATTTAACTATTATCCTTAGGTCATTCTTTCCCATTGTCATTGCCACTACCTCAACATCCTCCTTATAGGTTGCCATTGAGTTTAAAGAATCCTCGCAATCTTTGGAAGACCCTTCCAGTATCTTAAATTTAGCCATCTTTTTATAAATTAGGTGATATATGTATTGTCCCATCTATAACATCTACAGCGGTATTTCGTATACCTTCGTGTATGATTATAGGTGGATTCTTAATAGAATTGTATATTCTACTACAATATTCAATCTGCAATTTACAATCTACAATTGGATTATGCAAATCCTTACCATCTTTTTTTGCCTGTTCAGTACATTCACCCTTGATATCTGGGTTAAACGACACTAAAGTTCGGACATCTCGCTCTTTTGAATATTTCCAAAGTGGTCTATCGGTTACTTTTTTTATGTAGGGTATCAGAATTCCCATGTCAAATCTATTGGAATTGCCCCATACATGAACCTCAGGAGAATATACGTATTCAAAATGAGCTACTAACTCGCTCATAACTGCTTGTACAGTAGATAAGGATTCAGTGCCTTTAGGTATGGTTATGTTTTCCTTAAGGACTGCAGGGTCTTGCTCCAGCCACCATCTAAGGGTTGCAGGGTTTATTTCAAACCCATGTTTTACACTATCCTCTAATTGTATCTTTGAATAGAATTCTTTACCAGTCTTACCTGTTTCCAAATCAAATTCTACAGCAGCGATTGATAGTATCACTGCACCTGGGTCTCTGCCTAGGGTTTCTATGTCTAACATTAAGTGTTCCATTATTCTTTTATTTTATTTAATAACTCTTTAATCTCGGTTGGATACAAAGCTCTTCCATCACCATCATTGTACCTGAGATGTATGTAATCTATGGCACCACGTCTAGCCCTGCTGGTATACCTCTGGAAGTAAATATATACATGTACCCCATCCTCACTATAGAAATTTCCCCTCCAATAGTAGTATCCCTTCGTAGGTATATGCTCATTGTATGACTTTTTTGTCCATTTCTCTTTTATCAGATTAGCTAATTCAGCTTTGTGTTTAAGAATAGCTGGTTTTTTAGCTCTTTTTTGTCTTGGCATTGTTTATTCTTTTAATAATTTATCAAAATCCTTCCAAAATGTTCCTATCCCTTCTATTTTACTTGGCAGACATCCCATTAATAACAATTCATCTTTTGTGACAAAAGCTCTCTCTTCTGTAATACCACAACTTTCACATTTATAATTAACGTGATAAGATGTTGAAGAAAACATAAATTTCCACACACCTATTGGTTTAAAGTTGTGTCTTACAACTCTGGTTTTAAATATCCACCAGCCTACTGTTTTTATACATTCCATGGTTATTATTTTATTTGTTCTCCTTCTCTATACTTTTCTTGCAACCACTTCTCATATCTCTTAACTTGGGCTGCATATTTTTTAGCGTGTTCTGGATTTCCCATTTTCAAGGGTTCATATTTCGGTGGTTTCATAATTAATCTATTATTTCAAATGGTGTAAATTCTGATTGTACACATCCTGGAATTGGTAACATACCATCTCCGTTGTTCATATCCACGAAGAACTCTTTTATTGAAAGCATTTCTGTATGTGTTGTACCCAATACTATATTGTTGTACCAAGATTTCTTATAAGTGTCATTTACCTTAGCTAGTTCAATAAGTAGATGATACCCTCCTCTAGTCCTTATAAGCCTATAGGCATCACTATTTACCTTCCCCTGAAGCCATGTCTTTAAGGTGTTCTCTTCTACAAATCTATCTTCTGCAAAATCAATGTCAATATTGAAATAGATTTTCTTCCCGTGTACCTGAATCATGCTTAAAGCCTCTGACTGTGGATTGTCTATAGTTTGACCATCTACAATCTGCCCCACAAGTTTCTTTACAAGTGCCCCAGCAGCTTTGTGCATGTCCCTTGGATTGGCTGATATATAGACCACTAAAGATAGTTGGTTGACAACCACCTCAGCTTCCCCTTCTTTACCCTGAAAGACATATGTTCCCAATGGTACCTCCATCTGCCTAAGCTTTTGGATGATTCTATCCTTGGATGCCACACACCTTTTCAATTGACATTTATCTGAGGTAAGACCTTGTGTACCACCATATTTCTTTCTTGCAAATAAGCTAATGTAATACTTATAGTTCTCCCCTAAATCTGGAAGGCTATCAACATATCTCTGTAGTTCCTTATAATCTCTTATGATTGTGTAAACTTGTGTTTTGTAACTCATTTTCTTGCTCTTAAATTATATTCCAATTCTTCTATGAACTCTCTGGAGGTCTCCTCTGGAAGAGTTGACTCTGCCTTTAGGTTCTTTATGTTCTCTGCCCTTTCGGTATAGTGGTTGAACACTGGTTCCAAATCCACATCTCCTTTTTTTATTCTAAGAAGCTCTTCTCTGTACTCCGACATATCAAGATTGATTATACCTGTCTTGTGGAACTCCTCAAGGGTTATTATAAGTCTAGCTGTATGCATGATGTTCTTGCCATCATAACGCTTACCCTCTCGGCTCTCACGGTATCTAGTCTGGTTTCGGTTGTTTTCCCATTCCTTATAGGATTTATAGTCCCTGCAATGTGTGGAATAGGCTTCTTTATTGAAATAAAGGATACCTTCCCAAAGTTGCCCCATCTCTTTAGGTACAACTGATGTCCTTACCTGATTATATTTAGGGTCTATGATGCCTTCTGTTACCTCAAGTATGTACTCCTCCTGAGAGGGCTGTCCTACGATTCCACGATATATTGGAACGGAGCTTACATAAACCTTATATAAATCCCTGAATCCATCCAGACTGGTAAGTCCTATCCAATCCTGGGGGTAACCGTTGTTTCTAAGCCATGCTTTTGCAGAGTAGTATTCTCCAAATTCTCTATCTAAAATCTTACAAAAGTCAAGCACGTCTTTACGTTCTACCCTTGATTCTTCCCAATTGAATTTTTTGTTCAGACCATGTGCCTTCCTAAGCTGGTTGACTGCATATCCACCAAAACTATCATAAAGCTTTTGTGTCATGAACATTGTCCTGTATTTTTGTATAAGCTCAAATTCAGGAGTGGTCTGCAGAACACATTCCTTTGGACTGAAAAGTAATTCTATTGCTGTTGGGTTCCCTACGGATAGAAGGGTTAGGAAGTTTCGTAGTTCATAATAGAACTCATCTTTGTTTACCTCAATGTGTGGGGTATATCTGTCCATGACAAGAAACTCCTTGGCATCCTGCATGTACACACCCTTTATATCGGTATCCGATGTCTCTGTAGCCAAACCATAGGCTTGACTGCCAACTATAGCTTGGAATATTACTCTTGGTTCGTACTTCATCTTATTGTTTTAAAGTTCAAAGATAGTTATTTCAAACGTTTCTCGCAATTTTTTAACGCTTTTTTAACAATCTCTATCGCATCTTCTGCGTTTTTCCAATAAAAGTAGAACTTTCTACAGAGCATTTTTTCAATATTTAACTTATTTTTGTGTAGTATCTGTGATTCTTTAACTTTTGTCACCATTCCGTCTTTGGTGACGTAAAGTAGTCCTGCATATTCTGGTACATCATCCACTGTTATGAGCCCCTCTGGTCCGCTACTTTTATCAGTCTACCTGCAGGAAACTTTTTTCTTTTACCTTTGACCATCTTATAGGTATTGTGCTTTGCTTTGTATCCTCCTTGCTCCAGTATATCGTGCTTCTCTGTCTTTTTGAAATCTGCCTTGAAATCAGATACAGACACCTTTATCTCTATATCATAACAATATCTGTTGTTGGTCTTTACTATAAGCAGGTCTGTTTCTTGGTATTTATTGTGAAAAGCATAAATGTTGGATACCATATACAGAGCCTGATTTTCATAGTAGTTCCTCAGTGCTGTATCAATGAATTTTGCGTTGTATTTCATACTATTAGTTTTATATAAAATGATTCTTTCCAAAATTTCAGGAAGTCTGTGTATTTTCCTGACAACCCTACTCCCTGTTTATTGAATTTACCTCTATAGTTTATATTAGCTGATTTCTTAAAGTACTCGTCAACTATAATAATCGGGTCATCGTCTGAAAACCATGCACACCATATCTCCTTCGGCTTATGCTTCTCCACATATGCTGTAAATTCATGTTGGTTTTCGAAAAATATTACTGCCATTTTAATCTTCTTTATTTTTATTAAACTCCCAATAAAAACCACCAGCAAATTCTCTTTCCCCACGACAAACTTTTCCTATATTACTTCTTTGTATTCCCGTTTCCCTAGCTGCTTCACAAATAGAACCATATGTTTTTATAAATACATTATTATAATATTGCTTTACAGGAATACTTTGGGGATGTTCAAATCCTTTTTTGTTTTCTGGTATTAACCCATTTTCTCTTGCGTGTTTTTGATTTTCAGAATTATTACACCATTCTAAATTCTCAAAATAATTATCATCCTTAACCCCATTTTTATGGTTAATTTGATTTTTACCTTTAGGTGGTATTGGTAAAAATGATTCTCCTACTAGTCTATGTAGCAATACTCTTTTCCTTTTAATAACACCATTTACAGACCTAGATAATGTATTATGAATATATCCTTTATGATTATAATGGCTTTTCAAAATACATTCTTTATGGAATACTTTATCATCAATATACCCTGCTCTCTTTCGATGGGAGTACCCAGCTAATCTTTTTAATCTACCATATGATGAAATCTCATATAGGTCCTCAAACCCTATAACTGGTCTCCATACTTCTATTTCCCTACTTTCTTCCATATATTATTAATGTTCCCATTCCTTGGCTGCTCCACCTGCTGTCTCAAACTTAACATTAGGGCAGAAATACTCGGCAGCCACTTTCATGTACTTACCTTGTATGATTGCTATATCTTTGGCATATTTATCTGGACCTTCCGATACTACCTCATCGTGTAACAACAGACATATCTGCCAATCCAATTCTGGGTGGTTTATACTGTGTTTTCTCATGTTTATCTGAGCTACCTTAGACTGCTTGGCTGAGGTCCCCTGTATCTTAAGGTTACATCCTCTATTAGCTAATCTGGAATTCATGATACCTACATCCGTGAACCACTCCTTTATATGGGGCTTCTCCTCATATAAATTTGACTTATAGGCAGCTCTCTGTGCCTTGTTCATTTTTTTGTAATTGTCATTGAAAAAATAACTCTTACACTCAGCTTCTTTTTCCTTAATTTCCTTATAGTCCTTTTGTATGAATATAGCCCCAAACATCGGTTCAAACAGCACATATCCAGTCTTAAGTGCATCTGACTGTGATTTCTTAAGGAATTCATGCAGGTCTCTAAAGGTCTCAAAGTAACTATCTATAAGTTCTGTAGCTTCTGGAAGGGATATACCCAACTGTTTTGATAAAGCTATTGCTGTGATGCCATACGCAAGCCCAAAGTTTACAGCCTTTGTATCCTGTCTAATCTTACCCATCTCCTTTGTAAAGTCTGGATGCCTATCATTGGTCCCAGGAATTTCCTTTGGAACTATCTTCAATGTGGATTCAGGGTTACGCACCTTATGTACAAGGGCACTGGTGTAGGAATGGAAGTCATCCCCAAATACCTCATGTCCGTTGTTGAAGAACCCAATAAGCAGTTCGTCCTTACTCTTTGCAGCGATTACCCTAGATTCCTGTGATGAATAATCATTTACCACAAGGCTTCTGTCACTACCCTCTGTTGTAAATGCTTTTCTATGGCTCCCTGGGATTGCAAGTAAGTTAGGACTTGTTGTAGCTGTACGTCCCGATATAAGGTGCAACCTGTAATTAGGGTGTACCCTACCAGTAGTGGGGTGTATGTACTTTAGGAACTCCTCTCCATAAGTGGTGATATTCATTTGGGTCTTTCTTAAAAGTAGATAAGCTAATTTAAGTGACTCAACATCCACAATATCCTGCCACATATCCTTACCGTAGTAGTCTTTGAAGTCGTTAGAAAGAGTAGGTAGCATAGCCTTGGATGATACTGACCATTCCATCTTTTTGGTACTCTTGGATTTCTCCATAGGACATGCATCCAGGTGCCTGAATAAAGCTATCACCGATTTTGGTGATTTCCAATCCACCAGACATTCTGGACCAAATAGAGTTGGTGTCATAAACCTAGGGATGTTATCAATTACATAATTGTTTAACAGCTCTAACCTCTCTTTGTATTTTAAGGAATTTTCATCATGTAGTTTTTGCCAAATCTCTCTAGAGAAAGGCAAACCATTATACTCCATATCAGCCCCTACTTGGGTGTATAGAGATTCTAATTTTATGTTCTTTGGATTGTGGAATTTGAAACCAAGTAATTCATGACCCTCATCCTGCTTCTGCTTGATAAGAAGAGGGTATATAACGTCATCCACACCATAGTTAAGCTGGTCGAATGTGAATGGCTCATCGGTCATGGTAACGAACTGCATACGGATAGACTTGTCCATCTCCTCTGTAAGTTCCACCTCAAAAGGGGTTATAAAGAAAGCTTCCTTATCATCAAGACCTCCCGAATTAGCTAATCTATCTTCCATGGTCACCCTACTTGGTGCCATATCGAATAGAGTAGGTGTAGTGTTCTTTAACTTAATACCAAGGTATTTTTCTGAGAGTGCAGCCAAGGACAGGCTTCCAGTCACACCATTGTAAAGGGAAATTTCGGCTAACATGGTATCGTATACCTCCATCAGCCTTATACCATAGTTATGTCTAAGGTGCTTGCCCTCAAACTTTAGGTTCTGTCCAACAAATAATATGTCTTTTCTCCAGTGAAGTAAATCTATGATAGGTTTCAACTCTTCTTTTGTAAAGTCCCTTACGTCAATTGCGTACTGTCTTTCCAAATCCCCAATCTGTAACATCAGTACTCTGGATAGATACGGGTCAAGACCTCCCTTATAGACATCCGTTTCATGGTCGCCCAACTCAGGATGCCTTGAGGTCTCGATATCCAGACCCAACTCCTTAATCTCTTCACAGTAATCAGCACACTCTTGAGGGGTCGCATAATTTTCAACACCCTCTACTTTGTACTTACTTACAAAATATAGGTTTCTACTCATACCAATCTAAATAATCTTCTTCCGATAGCTCCATAATATTGCTTATCACAACATTTGCTTTTGAGAAATCCTGTCCTGATGCCCCTTCCTTTATAAGCCTCTCGGTGTGTTTTCTGTTTATAAATGCACCATCATCCATCATTATGGATAGCATACCCATAAATATGTGGTTCTCTGGTGTAACCGCCTGATAATGCACTAAAAAATATCGTCTCATCTAAAATAATTTTTCCTGTTGGGTCTCTTTGATTTCCTCCCAATGTTTTAGCTTTTCCTTTTCATCGGATAACCTTCTGTTTATCCTTGATTTCTGTCTGGTAAGCTCGTCTATGTTCTTCTGGTGCAGGATTATCCTATCGTCCAGTTCTTTGGCAGTGTATTGCATATCTTAAAATTTATCTTCTCCTTCAAAATCAAGGTCATCAAAATCATTACTGTCATCATCCTCAGCCTTGGTAATGTCTATTTTCTCTGTCCTATACATCTCAAGGTTCTCGGATTCTATCTTCTCTATATAGATATCCCTGAACACAACCTCTCCCTCACGTATTTTCAGTACATGGAAGAAAATGTTCCCAAATGTATTGAACGATACCTTCTCGCTTACCCCCTCGCTATCCGTAAAGAATTCTGCAAGGTGTGGGTAGTGGTCTGGATTCACCTTTAAATATTGGTTTATTCCCAATCTATGTGGGTTGTGTACCACTATAAGGTAATCTGCAATGTGGAACATAGTATCCGATTGGAACACGTCCCCTCTGTTCGGCATTGCATTTATATCCCTGTCTTTTATCCTAGCTAATATGCTTCGGTTAAGCTGTGTCAACAGAATGAATATCGCATTTGGAAATCTCTTTTTCAGTACGTTTATATCCTCCACCACCTCATCAATGGTAGCTTTCTTTCCATCCTTATTGTTCTTAAACAGTGCCATGTGGTCAACTGCCACAAACACAGATTTCTTGTCCTGATGTTCTGAAAGGAACAATGAAGCAGAGGTTAAAAACTGCTCTGGTGTGAGTGGTTCCTCTTCTATATAGAACCTATCATCCATAAGGGTATCTATGTACCTATTGGCTAGGCTCTTCTCAAAATCAGAGAACTCCTCAAGTAATATCTTGTGCTTGGATTTATTTAAGGTCTTGTGAAGACCCCTTAAAATCAAATTAAATAATTTCATTTCAAAAGAATAGTCAAGAAAAGCATATTCGTGTGCATACTCATTGATTTGGGGATTCATTATGTTTTCCCTTATGGTCTGCAACTCGAAAGTCTTACCTGACCCAGAGGCTCCACCTATAACAACTATATCCCCAGGAAGAAGTCCCGACAATGTAGCATCTAGATGTTGCCTTCCAGTATGAACAATCTTAATCTTACCTGATTGATAAGCCTTAAGCCTTGCTCGTTCCCTTGCTATTCTTGTTTTGGTTTGCTGTATAGCCATTAAGTTCTTTTTTGTTTTCTTGAATAAATTGGTATAATCTACTATCCGCCAATGTCCATTTAGTAGAGAATACGTTGTCTGATTTCCATAATAGGTTCTCTAGGGTAGGTATGTACTTGACCTTGTTTTCCTCCTGATGTTTCAAAAGAAAATACTTAACAGCAAAGTACAGCATCTTTCTTGAATATTGGTTCTCTACCCTGAACCAAGCCAACAGTCCTTTTGTCTTTACATCATTACCTACTGGTTTGTCAAGTTTCGCATATAAATTAGCTAATGCATCGAACAGCTTTTCATCAGCTTCCGTGTAATCCACTATCTGTGCGTTCTTGAATACCATATTACCTTTCTTGGATAACCTCAGCCTTGTAAAGTCATGGTCTGTCTTTCTCTTTGCATTGACTATCTTCAGCATATCCAATGCATGTAACCTTTTGAGGCTCTCATCTGTCATATGTAGGATAAGCTCTTCATGAATCTGTGGGTCCGTATTCTGTGCTATGAGCTGCAGTACCGTATAATCATAGTACGATAATCCTTTTTCCATTAGGTAATTTATGTTTACTGCCATCTCTTTGTATTTTATAAATATTCTTTAAATATCTTATTCATCCAAGGGTAGTTATATTCTCCACCATAATCATGTATCCTAAGGAATGAACCTGACACATCTCCTCCTATCAAACCATCTATATCATAGAACTGCCCATCTATCTTGGTTATAACATGCTCCCCATTATAATACCCCACAGCATCTTTAAATACGTACTTTAATATCAGGTGGAATTTATAACATCCCCCACTGTAATCCTCGTACCTTCCAAATGTTTTACGGATTAGTATTATAAAATC